AATTACAGTATTTTACGCATTATAAGTTCTTACCAGGCCTAGGTTTTTACGGATTTGGTCTTTTACACATGATTGGAGGGCTAGGTCGCTCTGCAACGTCTATTTTGAGGCAATTAATCGATGCAGGTACTCTGGCTAACCTTCCTGCTGGCTTTAAAGCTCGCGGTATTCGGATTCGTGATGCTGATGAACCTCTTTCTCCTGGTGAGTTTCGCGATATTGATGTCCCCGGTGGTGCTCTTCGAGAAAGTATCATGCCACTTCCGTATAAAGAGCCAAGCGCGACATTAAGTCAGCTTTTAGGCTTCGTTGTGGACGCTGGAAGACGTTTTGCCGCTATCGCAGACCTACAAGTAGGCGATGGTAACCAAAAAGCAGCGGTTGGAACGACTGTTGCTCTCTTGGAACGTGGTTCTAAGGTCATGTCAGCTATCCATAAGCGTATGCACTACGCCCAGAAGCAAGAATTTAACATGTTGGCTAAGATTTTTGCAGAATCTTTACCTCCCGTGTACCCATATAACGTATACGGTGCTGAAACTAGCGTAAAACAATCCGATTTTGACGATAGAATCGATATTGTACCCGTTTCTGACCCAAATATTTTTTCAATGTCGCAAAGATTGGCCTTGGCACAGACACAATTAGAGTTAGCACAGACAAATCCGCAAATGCACAACTTATATGAGGCATATCGGAGAATATATGAGGCGATAGGAGTCCAAAACATTGATGTTCTACTACCAGCGCCTACTGCGCCTCAACCTATTGATCCCGGCATTGAGAATGCGAGGTCTGTAATACAAGAAATGCTTCAAGCCTTTCCTACACAGGATCATGACGCCCATATACAGGCTCATATAGCTTTTATGATGACGCCTATACCTTCTACTACCCCCGCTGTTTTTGGCCTCTTACAGGCGCATTTATGCGAACACATAGCACTTAAAGCAAGGGGTGTTGCAATGGCTGAGATGACGGTTATGGCACAACAGGCACAACAAACAGGACAACAGCCTCCTCAAATGGATGTAGAGTCGAAAGTTGCCCAATTAATAGCTCAATATACTCAAGAGGTTATGGCTGCTTTGATGCCACCTCCAGAAGGTGAGGTTGATCCGTTGGTTGAATTGCGTTCTAAGGAACTCGACATAAAAGCTTCGGACATAGAGCGTAAGGCAAACGAGTTTGCGGTTAAACAACAGTTCGAAGAGAAAAGAGAAGGTGAGCGTCAGGAAATTACCCGTGACAAAATTGATTCTCAAGAAGATATAGCTTTATTAAGGGCAGACGTTAACTTGGAAAGAATTAACCAAGGAACCGCTGGCCGTGGAGAATAGATAGATGTTTTTTGTAGAGGCTTTTTTTCATTTAATACTATGGATATTATGATATGATGTTTAAAATGTTTTTTGACTGTTTCACATGAAACGAATGGGATAGGCGTAGACCACCATGGCAAGAAAAAGAGAACGACCCATCCGAAAAACCACCAAAGGAAAAGGAGCAAACTATCGCCCCACCAAAAGTGGAGCCGGAATGACGGCAAAAGGCGTAAAGGCTTATCGTAGGAAAAATCCAGGGTCTAAGTTAAAAACAGCGGTTACGGGTAAAGTTAAAAGAGGAAGTAAGGCTGCTAAAAGAAGAAAGTCATATTGCGCGAGGTCACTTGGTCAGTTAAAAAGAAGTTCTGCTAAAACAAGGAACAATCCTAATTCAAGGATAAGACAGGCTAGAAGACGTTGGAAATGTTAGTTTAAAAAGTAAGGATAGAAACTATGATGAAGAAAAAAGGTGGAACCCGTAAGAAAATGATGGGTGGAGGCATGAGCAAGAAAAAAGGTTATGCCAGAGGCGGTATGAAGAAAAAAGGTTTTTCTAAAGGTGGTGCGGGCAGAAAAAGAGCTTAATGCCGTACTTACAAAGCAACATCCCGCATTTTCATTGTTGGGTGCGAAGAGAGTTTACGCATAATCATGAGCAGTATCATGGAGAATATCTCCATGCTATGGCGATTGCAGTTAATACAGTTCCGGATAGATGTTTAAGTTTTCAGTTAATATTTACTGGATGCGAAAGTGACGATACGGACGAAGAGAATGTTCATGGTGGGGCTATGTGGGCTAGAATGCCTATAACGGCTTTAGTTGCAGATACTCCTTTAGATAAGTGGCCCGATAGAATGGTTACGCATCATGCTCAACCTTGGGACTGTAGCTCTCACTATCATTCTGTTATTAAGTATGATAGAACTAGTTCAAGTCCCTGGATTTGTAAGATTGACGGAGATTTTTATACAGGCAAGTACATGTTTACAGTTGATTACACAGAATCAGATATTGCTGATGACCCAGCACAACATAAACAGAGTCACGTTATTGAGTTAACGGACGCTGGAAGTTGGACAGGAAATATTATTGCGTTACCCAATAACAGAGTTAGGACAACAAGTCCTGCTCTTTGGGAAACGGGTGAAGGAGCGCCTGATTTCAAGCCAAGTCAGTGGATGCATAACGCTGAAAGTGATGGCAGTTATATGGATCCTTCTGTGACTTTTGATAACCTTTATAATAAGGATTAGTTATGGCTACTAAAGACGCTTGTTATAGTAAAGTAAAAGCAAGGTATAAAGTTTTTCCTTCTGCTTATGCGTCTGGAGCAATTGCCAAGTGTAGAAAGGTTGGAGCAAGTAACTGGGGTAATAAATCAGCTAAAAGAGCAAAAGGTGGCATTCTTAGAACAAATGGCTGCGGTGCTGTTCTTCCTAAACACGGTGGTCGGAAAGTAAAAGTATTCTAATGGCTGTTCGTAAAACCAAAAAAGGAGCGGCTCTTAAACGTTGGTTTAAAGAAGATTGGGTTGATGTAAGAACAGGTAAGGCTTGTGGTCGAAAGAAGGGAGAAAAGAGGGGTACTCCTTATTGTAGGCCAAGTAAACGAGTCTCGAGCAAAACGCCTAAAACTGCCCGTGAGCTTACTTCTTCTGAAAAAAGATCTAGAATAGCTCAAAAGAAAAGATTAGGTCAACCTGCTGGTAAACCACGTAGGGTAAAATCGGTTAAGAAAAAAAACACTAGGAAAAGAACTTAAAGTCTGTTACTAAAAAACAAGGAGATTAAGATGGCTGGTATAAATCAAATGTCTAGGCAAATGGGTATTTCTAAAGGAAAGGCGAGTAGTCTTATGAAAACAGCAAAGAAAATGAACGGTTACAACAAGGGTGGTTCTTCATCTGGTAGTGTAAATAAACCTAAATCTAGAAGGAAGAAAATAATTACCAACGCTCTTAAAATGGCTCGTAATAAAGTTGGAGAAATACAAAATCTAACGCCAGACGAAAAAAGGGAGTTTTGGAAAACCTATTCAGAAAATGCTGGTAAATCAGATATACAGGCTATTAGGGCAAATCTTGGAACTGATGACTATAGTAGGAAGTCAAAAGGTTTTGCAGACGGTGGCATGGCACGTGTTAAAGGCACACCCCCCGCTCAAGTTAAAGGTTTCACCTATAATGATAACGGTGGCAAAGGAACTTTCTAATGCCGGATAATATTAAATTTGTTAAAGAAGACGAAGCTCAATCTTATTCAGATGAATTAAACAGACCTAGCCGAATGTCTTTTAGGGAAGGAGGAATAAAACCCCCTACGTTTCCTGCCAAGGTAAAAACCAGAAAAGAAGCAGAGGCTCAACAAGAGCAACAAGGAGCCGGTACTGCTGTTATACAGAATCCTGATGGAACTTTCTCTGTTGTAACTGATGATGAAGGGTACAACTTTGGCTATAACGGAGGCGGATCTGCTAAAAGTGATCCAGCCGCCCTTAAAAAAGCTATAGCGGCAAATAAAGCGGCGATGGGAATGGGGGATCTTTTAGGTATACCTACCCCTAAAGAGATAAAGAAAAGTACAGCTAAACCAAGGAATTTTAAAGGTACGTTTTAATGGCAGACCCTACTACGTTTGCTTATAACGTTTTAAAATCAATTCAAAACCGTGCAGAACTGACTAAGGATGCTATCCTTCACGGAAACCCTAGAGATTTGGAATCTTACAGAGAACTTGTAGGTGAGTTAAAAGGGCTTGAATATGCAGAGCAAGAAATTAAAGATTATTTGGAGAAACAGGAGTTAGAATGACCAAGAAACTATATGTTCCCGAACATATAGCAGAGAAAGAGAAAGATAAAAAGAAATCAGCTTACGTCAAAAAAGACGAAAGAGTTCTCGATCCTTCTTTGCTAGATGTATCGTTAAGCGAAAGACTACCTCAACCCACCGGATGGCGCATTTTAGTAATGCCTTATGCAGGTAGAGCGACCAGTGACGGTGGAATTTTAATCCCAGACCAGATACGAGACCGTGAGGCGTTAGCTACCGTTGTGGCCTATGTCTTAAAGGTTGGACCTTTGGCGTACCAAGACTCTAACAAGTTTGGATCGGACAGTGATCCGTGGTGCAAGAAAGGTGATTGGATCTGCATAGGACGTTATGCTGGCGCTCGATTTAAAATTGACGGTGGCGAAGTTCGTATCATCAACGATGACGAAGTCATTGCTACTATTAAAGACCCTGATGATATTAAACATGTATAGAAAGAAGAAATAGATCATGGAGAATAGATCATGCCGACTGAAGAAAAGAAGATTGATATAGGGGATTCGGAAGAATCTTCTGTTGATGTAGATATTTCTGAAGAGTCATCTTCAGAAGAGGAAGTTAAACAAACTGAAGAGGAAACTCCTGAAGTAGTTGCAGAAGAGTCTGCCTCAGAAGAAGAGCTAGAAGAATATAGCTCTGGAGTTAAGTCTAGGATAGATAAACTTACAAAAAGAATGCGTGAAGAAGAGAGACAGAAACAGTCTGCTGTTCAATACGCTGAAAATGTAAGATCAGAAAACGAGGACCTTAAAAAACGTTTAGAACAACTTGATAAAGGTTTTCAGGAAGAGTTCGATACCAGAGTAACGACTCAAATTCAATCAGCTAAACAACTTTTAAAAGAAGCTCACGAAACAGGTGATGTGGATAAAATAGTGGATGTTCAAGAAGCTTTATCAGAGCTTGCAGTTGAAAAAGGCAAGCTTAAAAAGGTTTCTAAAGAGGAAGGGGAAGAAGTTTCACAAACTCCCGTTGCTCCAGAACCCGTTGCTCCTCAACAACCTCCGGCAAAGGCAGACCCTAAAGCAGAAGAGTGGGCAGCACGGAATGAGTGGTTTGGCAACGATGAAGTTATGACATATGCCGCTTTTGGGGTTCATCGGCGTTTAGTTGAAGATGAACAATTTGACCCGCAATCAGATGAGTACTATTCTGAGCTTGATAAACGGCTTCAATCTGAGTTTCCTCATAAACTTGGAGCAAAGCCAAAAACGGGTGGAAGTAAAAAGGTTGCGTCAGCCGAAACTTCCGCATCCCGCAATAGAGGTGGACGTAAAACTGTGCGATTAACGCCTTCTCAAGTTGCTATTGCGAAAAAGCTAAATGTACCACTTGATGAATACGCTAAATACGTAAAATAGGAGTTAATCATGAACGAAGAGAACACAACTCGCCAAAAGTCACCAAGGACGCCCCGCGCAAATGAGACCCGTGTTAAGCAAACACGCAAGGAACCATGGAAGCCGCCATCAATGTTAGATGCGCCTCCCGCACCCGAAGGTTATAAACACCGTTGGATTAGGGAAAGTGTTATGGGCTTTGATGATCGGAAAAACGTATCAGCTAGATCCCGTGAGGGATATGAGTTGGTTCGCGGAGAAGAGTTTCCTGACTTTGATATTCCTACCGTTGAAGACGGTAAACATGCAGGAGTAATCGGAGTAGGAGGACTTCTTTTAGCCAGAGTTCCTGAAGATGTAGTTAAGTCGCGGAATGAATACTTTCTTGGCCAAGCCAAGGATCAAATGACGGCTGTTGATAACGAGTTAGCTCGAGAGCAACATCCGGCAATGCCTATCAGCAGACCTGATAGGAGTTCAAGTGTAACTTTTGGAGGTCCTCAGAGTGAGGACTAGGAGAAAACTAAATGGCTAATTCAAACGGAAGTTTTGGTCTTCGCCCCCTAAATAAGTTAGGTGGAGGAGCCAATTCCACTGGCCTTACGGGATATACTCCTTACGAAATTGCCTCTGACAACAGTGACAAGATCTATCACGGACAATTGGTTATTCCTCTTGCTTCTGGATATATCGACCATACAGCTAACGCTGCTGGTGGAACTGTTAGTCATCTAGGCGTATTTCAAGGATGTGAGTATGTTTCTAGCGTCACTGGAAAAACAACATGGAGTAACTACTGGCCTGGATCAGGTGCAGATAGTAATCATCCAGTTAAAGCATTTATTGTAGATGATCCTAATCAGCTATATGTAATTGCTACGGATGCTTCGTGGACAAGTAAGGCAACTGCTCGCGCAAGTGTCTTTCTAAACGCAAATCTTTCTACAGGTATAACGGGTACAGATGCTACTGGTGTTTCACTAGGTCGTTTGGCTATCAGTACTCTGGCTACAACCAACTCCTTGGGACTACGTGTCTTAGGATGGGTTGAAGATCCTGAGAACGAAGATTTTGCATCTGCCGGAATCGGCGCAATCGTAAGGTTGAACAACCCGTTCAATGCACCTGTTGGGTCCATTGCATCTGGTACACCTTCAACCACTGGCGTATAGGAGAATTGAGAAATGGCTATAAGTAGAGCACAACTAGCTAAAGAGCTAGAGCCTGGCCTCAATGCCTTATTTGGGTTAGAGTACGCTAGGTATGATAATGAAGCTGCTGAGATTTTTGATACAGAATCTTCAGAGCGAGCATTCGAAGAAGAAGTAATGCTTGCTGGGTTTGGTACTGCACCTGTTAAAGGTGAAGGATCAGCGGTCAGCTTTGATGATGCACAAGAAGCATATACTGCACGATACACGCATGAGACTATTGCTCTTGCTTTCTCAATTACTGAGGAAGCTATCGAGGATAATCTTTATGATCGTCTTGCTTCTCGTTACACTAAAGCGTTAGCACGTAGTATGGCTAATACTAAGCAAGTTAAAGCGGCTGCTGTATTAAACTCCGCTTTTGATTCTACTGTTACTGGTGGTGATGGAAAAGAGCTTTGCGCTACTGACCATCCACTTACCAATAACAATGATCTTGCTAATGAGCCAGCAACTGCGGCTGATTTAAACGAGACTAGTCTTGAAAATTCGCTTATTGATATAGCGGGTTTTGTTGACGAAAAAGGTCTGAGGGTATCAGTACGGGGTATGAAGTTGATTGTTCCGCCAGCACTACAATTTGTTGCGGATCGTCTTCTCGAGTCTACTCTTCGTCCTAGTACTTCTGATAATGATGTAAACGCCATAAGAAACATGGGTATGCTTCCTAATGGCTATACGGTTAATCATTATCTTTCAGACACGGATGCGTTTTTTATTAAAACGGACGCACCAAGAGGTTTCGTTCATTTTGAACGTATGCCTATGTCTACTAAGATGGAAGGTGATTTCGATACAGGTAATGTACGGTACAAAGCCCGTGAGCGTTATAGCTTCGGTTACTCTGACCCACGTTGCGTGTATGGTTCTCCCGGCGCTTAACTGAATTAAGGAGAGGGGAAACTCTCTCCTTATTTTCTGGGATTTTTGACTTTATAGACTGCCCCAGCAGACGCTTACAAGACTATAGAGTCGTATACTTTGTAAGGAGTAACCTATTATGGGTAATTCAACTTTTAGCGGTCCCGTCCGCTCCGAAAACGGCTTTGAAGTTATTAACACTAACGCTACAACAGGTGCTGAAACAACCACTTGTGATATTGCTTCAACAGGAATTGTTACAGATAAGTATATTAAGCATGTGGGTTTTGCTACTGGTGTTACAGTTAACACTACCGCTGGAGATAGTCCTGCAATTGGTGAATTTACGCAACCTGCCAACACTATTATAACAGACATTAAAATCTTTTGTGTTACATCACCTGTTATTGGTTCTGGTGATATTGGTTATGAAGTTGGTACAACAAGTTCAGGTGCTCAAATTGTTGCCGCTCAAACAGATGAAATATTGGATGCTGGTACAACTGTTGTTGTTGGAAACGTTACGGTAACATCTCTTGTTCTTCAAACTCAAGACGCTGCCACGGCTCCTGCTTCTGTTCAATATGCATCAGCAGAACGCACCATCTATTGTAATATTACTAATACGGAGGATGCTACTACGGCTGGTTCTTTTACTTTTATAATTGAGTACGTACAAGTAGCTTAATTAATATTTAAGGTAATTAAGGAGTAAGTTATGGCAGATGCAGTTAGTGCAACAAAGCTACAAGATGGCGATAAAAAAGCGGTTTTTTATCTAACTAACCTTAGTGATGGAACGGGAGAGTCGGCAGTTAAGAAGATAGATATGTCTACTCTCTCTAACAACGCTCAAGGTGAATCAGTATCATCTATTAGTATAAGTAAAATTACTTTTTCCACAGTAGGCATGTCGGCAACTCTTTTATACGATGCAACAACAAATGTTGTTGCGATAGGGTTACCCGCTGACTATACGGATACTGTAGATCTTTCTGGTCAAGTAGCTGGTCTTCCTAACTATGCTGGAACTGGGGTCACAGGTGATATTCTGCTGACTACGACAGGTCATAGTTCAGGTGATAGTTACAGCATTGTTATAGAAGTTGTTAAGTCGTATTAAAATGGATGAAATGACATCATACATGTGGAACAGTGTTCTCACATTAGCTGGGGCTGTTTGTTTTTATTTTCTTAAAGCTCACCATAGTAATGTTCAAAGAATTGAGATACTATTAAATAAAACAAGAGAAGAAGTTGCCAAAGATTATGTTACTAAAAATGATTTGGCAAAAGATATAAATAGAATGTTTGATCGATTTGATCGATTAGAAAATAAAATAGACTCGTTAATGAAATGAGAGGATTAAACAGTCCTTTAAGGAGATAAGAGCATGGCAACTTCTGGATCTTATGATTTCAACCTAAATATGGCTGAAGTTACGGAAGAAGCCTTTGAAAGATGCGGTTTAGAATTACGTACAGGATACGATTCTGCTACCGCTAGAAGGTCTTTAAACATTCTATTTGCAGAATGGTCAAACAGAGGCATTAATTTATGGACAGTTGAGCAAGTAACGCAATCACTTGCTCGTTTGTCTTCTTCTTCTTCCGTTTCTACGTACCCTTTAGGTACAGTTACATTAGTTGTAGCGGCCTCTGGGTCTTTTACTGTTGGGGAAACTGTTACAGGCGCTGCCGGAGCTACGGCAAGTGTTATAACCAAACCCTCTTCAACTACTATGACTATAACAGTTCCTACAGCAGATTTTGTAGCAACAGAAACTCTTACAGGGGCAACTAGCGGAGCAACTACAACAGTTACATCTGTTCCTAGTCTTGTAGACGTACAATCAACAGTAGATGTATTAGAAGTTGTTATTAGGCGCAGTGGGTCTGATTTAGGAATAACTCGTATCGGTAGATCTGACTATATGGGTATATCTGATAAAACAACTCAAGGAAGACCTTCTCAATTTTATGTGGACAGACAGATAACTCCAACCATTACATTATGGTCAGCGCCTGAAAACTCTACAGATCAACTTATTTACTACAGAGTAAAAAGAATGCAGGATACAGATGATGCGGTTAATGATGCAGACATTCCGTTTCGTTTTCTGCCGTGTTTAACGGCTGGTCTTGCTTATTATTTAGCCATTAAAAAAGCGCCTGATAGGATTGGTGTTCTTAAAGATATTTACGAAGAAGAATTTCAAAGAGCAGCTTCTGAAGACGGAGAAAGAGTTGCTCTACGGCTTGTCCCTACTTACTCATCTTTAAATGTGTCGTAATGCCTAGGTATGCTTCAGGAAAACACGCTCTAGGAATATCAGATCGTTCTGGTAGAGCCTACAGAGTAAGGGATTTAGTAAAAGAATGGACGGGTCTATTAGTGGGACGAGATGAGTTTGAAACTAAACAGCCTCAACTTACTCCTAGACGGGCTGTTGCTGATCCAGAAGCTTTAAGAAATGCTCGACCGGATAGAGTAGAACCTGCTGTAGAAGTACTGTTAGAAGAAAATGCTTTTAAATCAGGATCTTCCGGATCAGCAGTTATTACAGTTACAGAACCAGGTCATTCAAGAGAAACTGGAGACACTGTTAGATTTAGAAGCGTTTCAAATTTTGACGGATTTACATCATCTGCTATAGAATATAGCACAGGATATAGTATAACTAAAATAGCTGGATCTGGCGGTGCTCAATCTGACAGTTACAGTTTTAATGTGAGTAGCAGTAGTTCTTCTGAAACAGCTACTACAGGAAATATAAGAGGGGGCGGTGCAAATGCTTCCGCTGGACCAGTAACGGTGAGTGCGTAATATGGCTTATACTTTAGCAACTTTAAAAACAGCAATACAAGATTATACACAGAATACGGAAACTACTTTTGTAAGCCAACTTCCAAGGTTTATTATTAATGCAGAAGAAAGAATATTTAAAGAAGTACAATTAGATGTTTTTAGAAAATACCAAACAGGAACTCTTTCTGCTTCTGTTAAATTTTTAACTAAGCCAGATGATTATCTATCGTCAATGTCTTTAAGCGTTATTGAAGACTCAAAGAATAAATTTTTACTGTATAAGCATGTTACTTTTTTACAGGACTATACCCCAAACCCCGCTACTACAGGGACTCCTTTGTACTATGGAGATTGGGATAGCACTTCTCTTATGGTAGCCCCCACACCTTCTTCAGGGCTTAGTGTAGAGCTTCATTATTATTATCGTCCGGATTCTCTTACTCAAGGAGCCGATAGCGGAGAAACTTGGTTATCTAAAAATGCTGAATTAGCTTTATTGTATGGGTCTTTGGTTGAGGCTTATACTTTCATGAAAGGTGAAGAAGCTTTATTAAGTGTTTATAATGGTAGATTTCAAGAATCGGTAAGATGGCTGAAAAATCTTGGTGAAGGAAGGGATACCAGAGATCAATATAGATACGACAGAGTTAGGAGAGAAGTTGAATAATGTTTGATGCAAATAGTTCCTCTGATCTAGGAGATGTTATGGTTTACACATCTAATGAAAGTGGACACTCTCCTGAACAAATTGCGGATATGGCTTTAAATAGAATTATGTCAGTTAGTGAGAACGCCCCTCCTGTCATACGAGATCAGGCTATGGCTCACAGAGATATGTTGAAAGAGATACTGATATATTATATGAAAAGTATGGCACAAAGTGAAAGAACAACAATTTGGGCTTTGATGAAGAAACAAGGCCATCATGATATAGCTGAGATAATAAGGAGACTTTGATATGGCTGTGGGTACTTCTGCAATATGCGGAACATTTAAAAGAGAAATATTAGCGGGCATTCATTTTCTGACCGCTCATACCAGAACAGGGTCTAGTGCTATTTCAGCGGACGCTTTTAAAATTGCAATGTTTACTAATAGTTCTTCTATTGACGCTGATACTACTGGATATACTACTGGAAATGAAGTTAGCGGTACAAATTACACGGCTGGCGGTAACACGTTAGCAAGCATAACGATTGGATTAGCTGATAACAGTAGTTCTGTACCAACAGCTTTTGTCGATTGTGCTGATACTACTTGGTCAAGTTCAACCATTAGTAATGCTCGAGGAGCTTTAATATATAACAGTACTTTAAGCACCGCCGGAACAGGATCTACTACAAATCATGCGGCCAATCCTTCGGTTGCAGTTATTAATTTTGGCGGTGACAAATCTTCAAGTGCTGGAGACTTTACTATTCAAATGCCAGCAAATGATGCTAACAGTGCTTTAATTAGGATTGCATAATGACAACAACTTTTACCATAACCGTTAGTAACCCAGGAAGTGGTAATAAATACTATGTTAACAGTAACTTACAAGCTAGTTTAAACTTAGTAGAAGGAGCAGTTTATAAATTTGATCAATCGGATAGTTCAAATTCTGGGCATCCTCTACGATTGTCTACAACTTCAGATGGTTCTCACAACAGTGGTTCAGAGTACACTACAGGAGTAACTACTTCAGGAACTCCAGGATCTTCAGGAGCGTATACTCAAATCCAAGTAGCGGTAGGCGCACCGACTTTATACTATTATTGTACAAATCATTCTGGTATGGGCGGGACAGCAACTACAGATGTTGCAATATCTGGATGGAATAGAGGAACTTGGGATCAAGGTGCTTGGGACGATGCACTTCCGATTTCAATAAGTGGTGTTTCGGCGGCAACGGCAATTGGCTCAACAACGATTGTTTTTGCAACAAACGTTACGGGTGTTTCAGCGGCAACGGCGGTTGGATCTCCTACTTACGCAACTGTTTCAAATGTAACTTTAACACCTAGCGGTGTTTCAGCGGCAACGGCGGTTGGATCTGTAGATAACATATATACCATTACAATAGATGGCGTATCTGCTATAACAGAAGTAGGGTCGATGAATATTTGGCAAGAGATTAATACTTCTCAAACACCGGGATATGGAGTTATAAATACTTCTCAAACACCTAATTGGACACAAATAGCGGCATAGGATAAGGATATGGCATCATCATATACAACAAGTTACGGAATAGAAAAAATAGGGTCTGGAGAACAGTCAGGAGCGTGGGGAACAACTACTAACCATAACCTTGATATTTTAGACCGTATAGCAGCGTATAAAGCAGTGGGGCTTTCTGGTAGCACTCATACTTTGACAGTTAGAGAAGCTTCTCCTGGATCAGGAACGGAAAACCTTCAAGATGGTATGTATCGAGTAATTAAATTTACGGGTGCTTTGGGGGCTAACAATACTGTAACAATAGCTCC